GTGTGCTCAATCGATGCAGATACTGCAGAACATGACACTTGGCTTGCAGCTCAGCTTGTAGATATGACAGAGATTACTTTTGATGAGTTCTTTGTTTTAAGAGCACAGAGTAAAGCTTGGCAGCTTGAGTGGCAGTTTACCAAAGAGCTGAGACAAAAAGAGCTTGATGATGCGGCGGTCGCAGTCAATACGATTGAGTACGATGCGAACGAGAGTGCGATGGATAGAGTTGATAGGATTTTGACTCTTGCAGGCTGGAAATTTAACCAGGCTTTGGCTGCTGGAGCAACTGCTGCGGAAGCTTATGAGTCGGTTTACAAGATAACGGTGCCTTGGAAAGGCAGAGACAACGAGTTCCATGATGTGCAGATTGAGAGCTTGGCAAAAGCTCAAGAAGCTGCAATAAACAACATGAGAGTTGTTTGGGAGAAGTACGAATGATAGTCGCATTTTACAAGGTTGACCATAGCGGTGCGACACTTGTTGATAAAGCTATCGCATGGTGGACTAGCGGTTTTAAAGCTAAGTTTAACAGTGAGTGGAAAAGAGCTACTCTCATACTGAGATTGTTTTTTCAGATGGGGTTATGATCTCATGCTCTCCAAGAGAGGGAGAGGTTAGAGCCAAAAAACACACTGAGAATAAAGCTCACTGGGATTACTTGGATTTAAGCGGTCTTGATGAAGAGACGGCTCGTGCTTTTGCTGACACTCAAGTCGGTAAAAAGTATGACTGGCTTGGAGTTGCTGGCTTTGTAATAGGCGTAAGAGAAAACGAAAAAAGATGGTTTTGCTCGGAGCTTAGCACTAGAGTACTTCAAATAGGTGGGTGCATCAAGCTTGGAGATATCACTCCAGCTAGAGTAAGCCCTAATAGACTCTACAAACTTTTAAAAAGGAGATAATATGGCATCAAATTTCGGTGTAAATACTATAACTACGGTAAACGCAGCTAGACCTATCAGGATAAACTCTTCGACTCCTATCGGTATCGCTGCATCTGTTTTGCTTGACGCAAATGTGGAAGCGGAGGCGGCAATCTTAGAGAAGCTAAATGCTGACGATGGAATGCTTTATTACGGAAGTCCTGATGAGGCTCTTGAAGATTTTAAAGAAAACCTTGGGACTGTTAGAAACGCTCTTGATGGTATTGCGGATCAAAATGTAAACGCACCGGTTGTGCTTTCATTGGTTCAGATTGACCAGACTCAATACGATGCAGGGGCTCCAGAGGATACTTATGGCGACCCAGCTGTTAAGAGTGCGATTATAACTGCCGTTGGGAACTTGAGAAAATCGGGTGCTAAGTTTGGGGTAAAACCTAATCTGATTATTGCACCGTTCTTTTCACATGATCTTGACATCAATGCTGAGATGAAGTCGGTTGCTGATGCATTGCTTGCTACGGGTATCGTTGACTTGAACGCTGTGGATGAAGCTGATGTGAACACTCAGGTTGATAACTACGGTACTAGAAGATTGCTTCTTTGTGATCCTTATGTGAAAGTGTGGGATACGGTTGCAGATGCAGCAGCTTATGAGCCGTCTTCGGCAAGAATCGCAGGAATGATCGCAAGAACTGACAGTGAGGTTGAGTACGGTTGGGCGGACTCATTTTCAAACAGAGTCGTGAACGGTATCAGTGGCTCTAAAAGAGATATTGAGTTTACTCCAGGGCAAGAGTGTGAAGCGGACAGACTTAGAACTAAAGCTGTTACTACTCTTATCAGATACAACGGTTTCAGAGCTTGGGGTGGAGAGACAACTGATATTGATCCTATCTGGCAAGACCTTACAAGAGTGAGAGTTTTTGACCGTGTGTGTGAAGCTGCTTTAGATGGACTGTTTTGGGCTATCGATAGAAGAGCTGATATCTTGAAGTCTGCTAAAGACTCGGTTGAGCAGATGCTGCTTGCTTTGAAAGGTTCGTCTGTACTGCTTGGCTTCAATGTGTACTGGGACCCGGAAAAAAACACAAGAGCGAACATCACTGCAGGTAAGTTCTACATGGTCGCAGAGATGCAAAACATGCCAATAGTCAAAAGGCTAGAGGTGAACTTCAGCTATGTTGACAAATATGCTGATGTTTTAATTAAGCAAATTTCATAATAGGAGTTAAATATGGCTGATGTAAGAAAATCACAAACAATCAACGGAGCAACGCTTTTTGTTGAGGGTCTTGGGTTTATAGGTACAACTTCAGAGGTTGAGTTGCCGGCGATTGAGTTTGAGACTTTTGAGGGGAACGGCGGTGTTTATAAAAGAGAGATAAACACTGCAATGCTTAAAGCTCTGACTACAAAGATGAAGCTGAGTGAGTATAACAAGGTTCTTTATGAGTCTATGGCTAAGCACTTCACTGAAGAGACTCAAATCTATGTGAAGTGGAATGTTAGCGGCAAAAAGGGAACTTCTCTCATGTTGCTACATTTAGAGGAGAGATCAAGAAGTTCACTCCTCCAAAAGTGGAGTACGGAAAAGAGATCGGTGTTGAGCTTGAGCTTGCAAACTCATTTTATAAGTTAGAGGAAGATGGGAACACTAGAGTTTTAATCGACCTTGATGCTTATGTGTGTGAGATTGACGGTGTGGATGTTTGGCAAGAGCTTAGAGAAAATATTTTATAAGGAGTGAATCGTGGAAAAAGTACAGATCAACGGAAAAGATGTAGAGGTAAGAGAGCCAAAAGTTAGAGACCTAAGAGCGGTCTCTCAATATCAAAGCGAGGAAGATAAAGAGGTTCATTTAATCTCTAATATCACTGGACTTACTACTGATGAGATTGATGATCTATCAATCAAAGAGTATAGAAAGCTCCAGGAGAAGCTGCAAGGTTTTTTATCATAATCCCTTGGAGGGATGTAGTCTCTGGCATATCTAAGCTAGGGGCTGCTTTCAACCAGGGATATGGTGAGTGTCTTGAGATGCCTATAAGCGATTTTATAACTTTAAACGCTGAGGCTAACGAGTTAAACAGTAAATAAAGGGTCTTTAAAGACCCTTTGTTGGCTGTTTAAAGAGGAGTTAAAATGGATAAAATTAAATTTGGTATAGAGATTGGGGCAACGGTTTCATCTTCTTTAAAATCTTCTATTGGTGCTGCTTATAAGAGCATAGATGGCTTAAAAGACAAAGTTAATCTTTTAAATACTCAAAGAGTAAGCCTTAGAAAGATTAATACCGAGTCTTCAAAAGCTGAATTAAAAAAAGTAAACAAGCAACTGCTCCAGCTAAAAAAAGATGCAATTATCAAAATAAAGCTTGAAGCTAAAAAGCAGGAGTTGCTAGATCAAAAAAATGCAATACTTGGACTTCTTGGTTCAGCGATGGTTATATCTGCTCCGATATCAGCTCAGTTAAATGTTGAAAAAGCTCAAGGCGAAATAGCATCACTTGGAATAGATGAAAAAGGTATAGGGCTTATAACTGAGGCTGGTAGAAAATTTAGTTCAGAGTTTGCCGGTACAACAACTCCAGATTTTATCCGGGCAAGTTATGACATCAAAAGTGGTATAGCCTCTCTTACTGATGAGGGTGTTGCACAGTTTACAAGGCTTTCAGCGATGACTGCAACCGCCACAAAAGCAACTACTGCAGAGATGACAAAGCTTTTCGCTCTTGGTTATGGAATATATAGGGATCAGTTTAATACTGACTTTGAGTTTGGAGAGAAGTTTAGTAGTGCGATATCTGCATCGGTGCAAGCTTTTAGAACTGACGGTGCTGATTTAAGTGCCGGCTTAAGTACACTTGGTGCAACTGCAACCAAGATGGGCGTAAGCCTTGCGGAGCAGTTGTCAATCTTGGGTAATGCAAAAGGTGCATTTAATAGCTCATCTGAAGCAGCTACATCTTACAGGGCTTTTTTGAATGGGGTCGGGAAGGCTCAAGAGAAACTTGGATTGCAGTTCACTGACTCAGAGGGAAAAATGCTTCCTATGACTCAAATACTCCAAAAGCTACAAGACAAGTTTGGAGACTTGTCTAAAGTTGAAAACATGGATCAGTTAACGGCTGCGTTTGGAAGCACTGAAGCAACAAAGATGATAAGTGCACTTATTGATAAAAACAAAAAGCTTGAGCAGAGTCAAAAAGATATCTCAAAAGCTATGGAAGAGGGAACCACTCTTACGCAAAAAATGGCTGAAGCAAGGCAAAGAGGAAAAGGTTTTGAGTTGCTTGGTCAGCAGATCGGAAACCTTGGTGCGAGCATAGGTAAGATATTTATGCCAGCTGCAACTCTTTTGGCTTCAACTATCGGAGTTGTTGTCACTGGTCTTGATGCTTTTATAAATGAGTTCCCGGTTATAAGCTCAGTTGTTGGCGGTGTAGCTCTTGGAATATTTGGTCTTGTAGCTGCTATTAAAATTGCAACTATATCGAAGACTTTGTTTCAGATGGCAACTATTACTTTAAGAGGAAGCTTGCTCGCTCAAGTACCTCTGTTAAATACACTAAGATTGTCTTTTAATAGATTGAGTCTTGCAAAGATGAGAACGACAATTCAGACTACAGCAATGACTGCTAAGAACTGGATTGCACTTGCATCTCAAAAAGCTTTAAGTGCTGGCTCTTTGGTTCTTGGAACATCTCTTAAGGTTCTTGGTGCTGCGGTCGGTTTTGTGGGTAAAACCTTTGTATGGCTTGGTAGAGCTTTGATGGCAAATCCTATAGGATTGATTATAGGGATTATTGCCGGGGGAGCTTATTTGATCTATTCATATTGGGAGCCAATAAAAGGCTTCTTTGGTGGCTTGTGGGATAGTGTTAAGTCTATCTTTAGCGGTGCATGGGATGGTATCAAAAAGGCTTTTTCATTTACTCCTATAGGTATGCTTGTGGGTGCTTGGGAACCTATTAAGAGCTTTTTTGGTGGACTATGGAATGGAGTGAGCTCTATCTTTAGCGGTGCTTGGGATGGTATTAAAAAAGGTTTATCTTTCACTCCTCTTGGTCTCATACTTAGCAACTGGGAACCAATAAAGCAATACTTCCTTGATCTATGGGATGGATTAGTTGGAGGCTTTTTAAAGACATTTGAAAAGATAGGAAATGTCTGGAGTGATGTAAAGAGCTTCTTTGGGTTTGGAGGAGATGAAGAGAAAAAAGATATCTCTCTTGGGTCAACCAAAAAAGAGGAGTACTTTAAAGATACCAAGCTCAAAGAGGTCTATAAGCCAGCAGATATAAAACCGGTAAATAATAGGAGCTTCACAACCGTTGAGAATAAAAAGACAGTTGAGAGCAGCACTCCAGGAACTGCATACAAAGAGTCTGTGGCTAAAAAACCAAAAGAGCCATCAAAGGTAAAACAAACAGCCGCTGCGGTGATGATAGGAAGTTCGCTTGTGTCGGTTCCTGCAGCACCAGGTGAAGCAGCTACAGTTCAACCAAAAGCAAAAACAGAGATGGTGAGCCAAAGCAAGACCGTGAGCTCTCCTGCAAGCTATACGGTTCAGGTTACCTTTACTGGTGATATCGTTGTGCAGAGCAAAGACGGTAAGGTTGTGGAGTCTGGTCAGCTTAAAGATAACATCGAAGAGCAAGTGAGAGTTGCTCTTGCAAGACTTAAAGATGAAAAGAAAAACAGATCATTTGAAGACGAGGTGATTTAATGTATTACTTGATGATAGGAGAGTTCAAGTTTGAGCTTAAAAAAGAGCAGCTTGATGAGCTTGGGTATAACCTTGAGCTTGGTTGGAAAAAGGTTGATAGGATAGGAAATAATCCTGCTTATCAATCTGTTAATGCATATACTGAGACACTTGATCTAAGAGCCACGCTTGTACTTAAAAAGCAAGACACGCTTGATGATCTCATAGAAGCATCAAAGCAAAAGCAACCGCTTTTTATGGTTATGGGGTACGGTGAGATCATAGGCAAGGTGCTTGTGTCAAATATAAAGACAACAAAAAGAGACTTCGTGAAAAACGGAAAGGCTGTTAAAAAAGAGGTTTCAATTACATTATTGAGGTATTACGATGAATAGATATGTTGCAAAAGATGGAGAGAGACTGGATCAGGTTGTCTATGCTCACTATAAGAGCTTAGATGTTTTTAACTCTGTAATGGAGTTTAATAAGCATCTTCAGGATAAACCTATACTCAGTGCCGGTGATGTTGTCTATCTTCCAGAGATAGAAGTTAAAACAAAAATCAAGGAGCTTAAGTCGTTATGGAATTAGAGCCTATATTTGAGATACATGCAAACGGAGCTGATGTTACTCAGCAGCTTATGAAAAACAATGCAACTATACAGTTCAAAGACGAAGACGGAAGCGTAAGCGATGAGCTGACCATAAAGATATATGGTGATTTTGCTAGACCTAAGTACCAGGATGAACTGAAGCTTTGGCTTGGATACAAAGAGAGCGGTCTTTTTTACTGCGGTACTTTCAAGGTTCAGACTACAGAGAGGCTTGATGGATATCTGCTTAATATCACAGCAACTGGAGCTGACTTTAGTGAGTCTTTGAAGCAAAAGAAAAACAAGAGCTTTGAGAACATGAGCATAAAAGAGATATGCAAGATGATCTCAGCTGAGCATGGCTTGAGCTTAAAGAGTGACTTTGAAGATATCTTTATCATACATCAAGCACAAAACAACGAAAGTGATCTTCACTTCTTGAAAAGACTTGCAGGTGAGTTCAACGCTATTTTTAGTATAAAAAACAACACTCTTGTTTTTATGAAAAAACAAAAGACGGACAAAAGAGTGATGAGCTACCAGAGATAACAGTTGATGCAAAAAAAGTGTCTAACCTTTCGATTAAGCACTCAAATAAGCTTTTGTATAACAGCTGTAAAGCAGTGTGGCACGATACTAAGCAAAACAAAGTAAAAGAGATCATTGCCGGGAGCGGTTCACCGCAACTGCTTCTTGAGGGAAGATTTAAAAATGAAGCAGAGGCAAAGATAAAAGCAACTGCAAAGCTTGAGAAAGCAAATCAGGGGATCAAAAGCGGTTCATTTAAGTCCGCTGGTCTTCAAGTATATGCAGGCAGCAAGCTTAACTTAATCAATACTATAGGAGGTGAAGATGATGAGAGCTTCAGCATAAAAAGCGTTAATCATTCGTTTAATGAAAGCGGATGGACTACATCTGTAGAGTTTGAAAATTAGAGTTAAGTAAGCAACCACCTCCTCACTCCTCATGGTTGCTTACTTTTATATCGGCTATTGCCTTAATAATTTTACATCGAGGAGTACTTAAAATGCAAAAAAATCAATTTACATGTAAACCACTTAAAGCACCGTTTGGGTGGATAGGTGGAAAATCAAAACTATCAAAGGACATAGTTGCTGTAATGCCTGAGCATAGATTGTATATAGAGGTATTTGGAGGGGCTTTAAATGTTCTATATGCAAAACCAAAGCCACTATCAAGTAAGCAGGCAGAGGTTGTGAACGACATCAACGGCGACCTTATTAATCTGCATAGGATTATACAGACTAGACCGCAGACACTATCGTTTTATCTTAATAATATGCTTATAAGCAGGACTGTATTTGAACGGATAAAAAGAGGTCACTGGAAGCCAAGAAACAAGATAGAAAGAGCAGCTTATTACTACTACCAGCTAACTCAAAGCTTTGGCTCAAAAGGTGATAACTTTGCCATGTCAGCTAAAAGCCGTAAACCTAAGAATATATACAAGAACTTCAAGACATGGTCTGACAGACTCAAGATGGTAACTATAGAGAATATGAGCTTTGAGAAGCTTATACAGACTTATGACAAAGAAGATGCTTTCTTTTATTGTGATCCACCGTATGTGAGCACTGAGTCTTATTATAAAAACACTGGAGGCTTTGGTCGCAAAGAGCATGAACTCTTAGCTGAGCTTCTATCTAAGGTAAAAGGTAAGTTCTTGGTTTCATACAATGACTGTGAGCTTGTAAGAGAGCTATATAAAGACTTCGATATAGTAAATACAAAAGAGATCGATTACACACTGGGAGCTAATGCGACTGGAGTTAAAAAGAGTGTCTCGGAAGTGTTTATAAAGAACTATTAA